AGCCTGTAATGCGCTGCACTAAGTGTGGGTCTTGGATGTTTGCAGATAAGGAGTGCCATACATGTGCGCTAATCATGACGAAATGACACATCAAATCAATTGGGCTTATCAGAATGAATTGCGTAAACAATGGCTCTTAGATAATCCGGATGCACAATACATGGGATGGATGTCTATATGAACGCCACGCCGTCTGACCTGCGGTTATTCCGAGCGATTTGGAAGCGTATGCTACCCTTAAACGCAAATTCGCTTTCAGAGCGAAAGGGCGATCTGCGAAGCAGAAAGATCGCAAGGTTTGGTTTGGTGATATCTCTGTTCATAGTCTTGAACATAAGCCTTTTAAAAGATGATTCCCTTGCTAAATCTTGGTCTATTAATACATTAAAACAATATGCTTTTATAGAGCTTAATCATTCATTTACTGAGTTCTATTGTTTAGATGAGTTATGGCATAAAGAGAGTAGATGGAACTATAAGGCTAAGAACCCTAAGTCAAGTGCATTTGGTATTCCACAGATATTAGGGCTTAAAGAAAAGAATCCAATTAAACAGATTGATAGAGGATTGGCTTATATTAAACACAGGTATGATGAACCTTGTAAAGCATTACAACATCATAAGATTAAGGGTTGGTATTAATGAGCAAGTCAGCTCTACGATCTACTGGATCGACTAGGCATTGGAGATCAATCAGATCTAGGGTGCTGCGTAGAGATGGGTTCATCTGTCAATACTGCAATCAAGAGGCAACTACTGTGGATCATGTGATACCTAGGAGATTAGGTGGGCTTGATAGTGATGATAATTTAGTTGCATCATGCAGTAGATGTAATTTATCTAAGGGTGGGCGGTTTTTTGTGAGCGATAGGACACCACCGACCCCCCGTTCCTTTTCTAACCCACAAAACACCTCGATCGCCCACGCTCAGACTGAATCGCTTTGATTAATCTACAAACGGGAGAGATCCTAAGTGATCCGACCTATTCAGGATTAGGAGGTGTGCAAACTCCACGAATTCATTCAAAACTGACTGATTTACCTTCAAAGGGTCAAGACATGATCGACCTTGCCACCGAACTGGGCATCAACCTCATGGAATGGCAGCGGTATGTCTGCATTCATGGTCACAAGGTCAGACCAGATGGCAGGTGGGCTCATTCTGAACTGGGGCTCATCATGGCTAGGCAACAAGGAAAATCGACACTCATGATGTTGCGCATTCTGACTGGCATGTTTGTATGGGGTGAAGGTTTGCAACTTGCCTCAGCTCATAGACTTACAACCTCACTTGAAACCTTTAGACAGATCGTTGGCTTAATTGAAACAAATCCAAAACTTGAAAAGGAAGTAAAGAAAATCCGATGGCAACATGGCGCAGAGGAAATCGAATTGTTTGGCAATAGGCGATTTGTTGTAAAGGCTGCCAATAATGCAGCTAGAGGTTTGAGCAAACCTGAAACCATACATCTTGATGAGTTAAGAGAATACAAGGATGAGGATGCTTGGTCATCAATGCGTTATTCCATGATGGCTGCTAAGAATCCGCAGGTATGGATTTATAGCTCGGCTGGCGACCAACATTCAGTAATTTTGAACAAACTGCGTGAGAGGGCGTTAGCGTCAGCCACGACTAACGATCCGATTGGTTGGTTTGAGTGGAGTGCTGAACCCGATGCACCTATCTTGCTTCCGTCAGGCGAGATTAATTGGGATGCTTTCGCTCAAGCCAATCCATCATTAGGAATTACAATTCATCCAGACAACTTAAAAGCCGTTATCAATGATCCTCCAGATATTGTGCGCACAGAGGTTTTAGCGCAATGGGTAGATACAATTAATTCAGCGATCGATGCACAAAAGTGGGGTTTATGTCAGACCGATCCAATACCTTTAGATCCGGAAGCACCAACTTGGCTAGGACTTGATTTATCGCCTGATAGAAAATTTGGCGCATTAGTTGCAACTCAAAAATTACCAGGAGAAAGATTTAATTTAGTTTTGCTTCACACTTGGTCAAATGATTACAGCCTAAATGATTTAGCAGTTGCAAATGATATTGCTCCATATGTAAGACGATATAACACTCAAACTGTGGCGTATTCCAAACGGACTGCACAAGCTGTTGCAAGTCGGCTAGTTCCGGCTGGAATACCCATAACCGACATGGATGGCGCAATCTATGCGGAAAGTTGTGATCGGTGGCTGGGCGCAATAAATTCCCATCGATTACAGCATGGGGGTCAGGAGGAATTGACCCAACAAACACTTTCAGCAGCCAAGTTGCCATTTGGGGATGGCAGTTGGGTTATTGGAAGGCGTGCAAGCAGAGTGGCAGTTTGTGCAGCTGTCGCTTCCGCACTTGCAACCTATTTTGCGACACAACCTGAAACGGAGATTGATATTCAAGTCGGATAATTTGTATTTATGGTATATTATGTGCTAATGGGATTATTCGATCGATTTACAGCAAGATCAAATCAGCAAGCAAATCCAGTAGATGTTGCAGCTGCATTAGCACCTTACAACTCACAACAATTAGTTGGCGGAATTCTATTTGGAACCACAACCGCAACTCGTGAGCAATACATGGCGATTCCTTCGGGCGCTCGTGCAAGAAACATAATTTGTTCAACAATCGGTTCATTACCACTTGAGCAATACAATCATTTTACAAATGAGCATGTAAGACCAAATAGAGTAATTATGCAACCAGATCCAAGAGTTGCAGGATCAGCAATATATGCGTGGATCGCTGAGGACTTGCTTCTATACGGAGTTGCGTATGGAATGGTTATGGATGCTTATGCTGCAACCGATGCTTCAAGAATTCGTGCATGGACAAGAATTGCACCAAATAGAGTTTTTGCTTCACTAAATGGAAACTCAACTGAAATCGAATACTACACAGTTGATGGAAAGCGAGTTCCGCCATTTGGTCTAGGTAGTTTAATTGTATTTAATGGTTTAGATGAAGGAATACTAAATCGAGCAGGTCGCACAATTAAAGCAGCAGCAGAATTAGAAAAAGCAGCTGAAATGTATGCTAAAGAGCCAATGCCACAAATGGTATTAAAGTCAAATGGCACAAACCTTACTCCAGAGCGGATTACAAAACTTTTAGAATCTTGGAGAGTGTCAAGATCAACAAGAGCAACTGCATTCTTAAATGCTGATGTTGAATTACAGGCATTAGGTTTTGATCCTGCCAAACTTCAACTCAATGAAGCTAGACAATACTTGGCTCTGGAAATTAGCAGAGCGAGCGGCATTCCAGCAAGTTTCGTATCTGCTGAAACAACTAGCATGACTTATACCAACACTTTAGCCGAAAGAAAAGCGTTGATTGACTTTTCACTTCGACCAATCTTAACTGCCATTGAGCAAAGATTATCTGCTGCGGATTTCTGCCCTAACGGAATTGAAACTCGATTTGACATTGATGATTTCTTGCGTGGGTCTGCTTTAGAACGTGCGCAAGTTTATGAAATCCTAAATCGCATTGGCGCAATGAGCGTTGAGCAAATCCAAGAGGAGGAGGATCTAATTCGATGAAAATTAGTTTCCCAATAGAAATAACAGCTGCTGACACCAACAAGCGAACTATCTCAGGAAAGATCGTAACTTGGGATGAGCAAGGTTCAACAAGCGCAGGATTAACTGTATTTGAGAAAGACAGCATTGATTTTTCAAAGCCTGTCAAATTATTACTTGAGCACCAAACAACAAAGCCATTGGGCAAGCTGATTGATATAACTGCTACAGATTCAGGGTTGGAAGCAACATTCCGTTTGGCAAAGACTTTTCGTGCGGATGACGCATTGGAGGAGGCTGCAACTGGGCTTCGTGATGGTTTTAGCGTAGGCGTTAAAATTAATGAATGGAAAAATGAGGAAGGCGTGCTAAGAATTAAATCAAGCACACTTCAAGAAGTTTCACTTGTAACAGATCCAGCAATCGACAGCGCAAGAGTGGCTGAAGTTGCAGCTAGCGAAACACCAGAGAATTCCGAAGCAACCGCTGAGGAAACCACAACAAAGGAGAACAAAGTGTCAGAAATTACTTCTGAGGCTCCTATCGCAACCGAAGCGGTAGAAGCGACACAGGCTCCAGTTGTAACTGCACAATACATGGCATATACAAAGCCTCGTGTTGATACAAATGTTACAGCAGGACAATATCTAAACGCACAGGTTCGTGCGATTCAAGGCGACACCGATGCTCGTGACTTAGTTGCAGCATTACAGATCGCAACTGTTTCTGAAAACACAGGAATGGTTCCACCAAATTATTTGCGTGATGTTATCGGAATTATTGATTCATCCCGTCCTTTCATTGACAGCATCGAGCGTGCACCGCTTCCTGCTGCTGGAATGAAAATTTTCACTCCGCTATTAGGAACACAAGCAACTGTTGCATTGACAGCAGAGGGTGCTGAATACAGCTCAACAGACACAACTGTCACCTTTCAAGAGGATTCAGTTGTCAAGTTTGCGGGCGCCGGGGTCATAAATCAAGAGCTTCTTGATAGGTCAGACCCATCATTCCTAGATCTTTATATTCGTGAGTTGGCTGCTAGCTATGCACAAAAGACAGATGCTTATGCAGCAAAGATTGCATCAGAGGCAGCAGCAGGATCAACAGGCTCAACAATCTATGCAGCAATCGCTGACGGAATTGCAGATGCTTATGGCGTTATGCGCTTCACACCAAACCGCTTATTGGTTGCACCATCAGGTGGTGAGGATGGCGTTGATTTCGCTGGACTACTTGGCGCAGTTGCAGATGGTCGTCCACTATTCGCAGCAGCAGCACCACAAAATGCTGCCGGCTTAATCACACAAGGTTCAACAAACGGAACAGTCGCAGGACTTGACCTAATCGTTGATCCTAACTACACAGGTGACAATGCAAATGTTAAGCATGCACTTGTTTATCCAGCAGCAGCAATGCGAT